AACCTGTACACCCAGAGATGGAAGATGTACAAAAAGGTGATACACTATTGGTATTCAAACAAAAAGAAGATGAAGACGACACCTAACTGGCAACATCACTCAAAGAAAGAGGCTAAGCGTACCTTAAGACCTCAGGCGCTACGTTCTGCCAGAAAGCGTGTTAAGAATTTAAAACAAAGGTTGTTGACAAAAAATATATAATAGTATATAATAATTTTGTGTTTGATCAGCACATTGGGAGTGACTGAATAAACTTACTGGCATATAGCTGGTTAAGGTGATGAGACACAGGTGGTGCTGCTGTCCGCAGGGGCAGAACCGATGACCAATCGGGTCTTAGGCAGAGGAGTAATTCTAAACTGTAGAAATGCCCTCCTCTTGTTGGTATACAGGAATCCAACCTCCCACCTTATTTTCTAGGAGATTTAATGGTGAAACTAAATCCAGATCGTATAGAAAGAAAAACTTTTATACAAGAGAAAAAAAATCCTAAGCATACTAATGTATGGGAATGGGATGAGTGTAAAGAACTAAGAGAGTTTATTGACAAGCAATTACATGAAGTTAACTCAAGAAATAATAGACCAGATCCAAGAAGCAATGCTACACACTAAAAAGGATGGCACTGTTAATTGGAAAGATGATGATGAGGTTGTAGTACAGTTAGCAGGTACATTTGCTGCTGACAGGTTCATTGTTATCAAGAATAAAACTAAAGATCCTGTTGTAAGTGCTTTACCACATCCTGACTTTGATTACGAAAAGAAAGTCTTTACTAAAGATGGTAGAGAAGAGTACATGAAAGAATATGCAACTGAAAGATTGCATAATGATATAAGGAAATCAAAATGAAGAAAGATAAACCACGGAAATATGCCAAAGATAGAATGGAGTATTTTCGTGAGTTTCATCGAGTGATTGCACCTGTAGTCGTGCTAAAAATTGACGGTAAAGAAGAACAAAGTAATTGAAAATCTTTACTCTTATAAGTATTAAGACACTGCTTTAAATATGAAAGATCAAAACTCAATAGATGGACATGAGACAGATGCCATAAAATGGGATAGAGCAAAATCATTGTTCTTAGAATCTCTCATGAAACCAGATCACGATCTTAGAGGTTGTGCTCATAACCAAGGATGTTATGATGAGTTAATGGAAATTCGTGAATCAGTAATTGATTTATGCAGCCGTATGTTAAACCCTAGAACGACTACCAATGGAAACAATTAAACAAGCAGAGATGGATGCTAATCCAGAAAAGTATCTAGATAGATGTGAAAAAGGAGAAATGTTTTTAATTGAGAAGCCTGATGGCAGATTAGTTGCCATGGTACATGAAGATCAATTTAAAGATGTTGACCCAAAAACTCTCGATGACGATGAGTATTATAATATGATGACACACACTGACATTTAATGAATCACTTTACACAATGCTTTGTTGGCAAATTTGATAATAAAAAGCAGGCTTATTCAAGACCAGCTGAATTTGCACATATAATAATAGAACATAAGAACCTCGGTATGGGGTTCTTTTCTTGTGTTCAGAGATATGTTCATGATATGGACAATCCATATAAGAAATATAAGATTAAAGTAGAACAAAAAAATAATTTTCTTATCGCTAAAAGTTTTACATGGGATTTAGAGTATAAACATAATTGTGACATACAGTTTTATCAGGATGATGTTGATCGTTGGTATGGTAAAAGCACAGGACAAGGATGTATTGTAAATGTAAATGGTGTAAATGCGTATCAATTATGTGACATTCGTATGACTAAGGATACATATTGGATTATAGATTTAGGCCTTAATGTTAACGATAAAACTGATATAATCTGGGGAAGTAGGTTTGGACATATGAAATTTGATAGGGTAATTGAGTAATTTTACTCATGTGTTGATATCCGTATGTTAAGAAACTTGACAAAATTTAAACTTTTATATATAATTATGTAACATAACTTAATAAAACAAGTTTTATGACTACGACAACTGAATCAGGCGGAAGACAGAATATGTTCCCTGCCGAAACTCGTCCTTATATTGATGAGTCTGCCTCATACGATGGATACCCTCAGAACGCTGAGAAAGTAAATGGTCGTTGGGCAATGGTTGGTTTCGTTGCACTACTAGGTGCTTACATTACCACAGGTCAAATCATTCCAGGCATCTTTTAATGGACTACTGGAAGAACGCTGAGTTAGTAAACGGACGCTTAGCAATGCTCGGTCTAGTGATCGGCACAATCAATTATGGTCTATTCGGATGGATAGCACCAGGCCTATTTTAAAATAAAGGTCTTTACACCACTCGCATAGCGAGTTACTTTTAACCCTCAATCTAAAAAGGAGAAACAAAATGACACCAGAAGCAGAAAAGTTTAATGGCTGGATGGCCATGTTGGGATTCGTTGCAGCAGTTGGCGCTTATGCAACTACAGGTCAAATCATTCCAGGCATATTCTAATGACACCTAACAAGAACAAAACTATTGAGCAAGAAAAGTTAGTTGCTGAGAAACTTAATGGAAGACTCGCAATGCTCGGCATCATCGCAGGGATCGGTGCTTACCTAACTACAGGTCAACTCATTCCAGGCTATGTGTAATGACTAGAAATCCTGTACCTCTTAAAGTTGTACCATATATCTTTATGGTAGCAGCTAGTTTAAGTACACTATCAGGTGTACTAGTTTAAATGGGTGATCTCATAGGAGAGAGCAATAATATAACACCTTTTACAGCCATCTTGTGGTGCTTCTACCCAATGGCTGTTTTGGTGTTAGCAGAATTAATTCTTCGTGCAAGTGATGGAGATGACGATGATGATCAAGGAGGAGGAAAAATGGTCGGTCTGGTTCAACCAGTGCAAGCAGGTGCCTAGATAATATAAAACCTATGGCACTACCTGTAATACCTTACGATCCTTGGTTTGACATCAAAATTAATCCATTTGATCTTATGAAAAAGAACGAAGAAGTAAATCCGAGACCAGAAGAAGAAATAGCTGATTTATTTGATGCTACACCTTCCTCTGTCGAACCTCAAGACGAAAGTGATGATATTGAAAACACTAAATCTATACATCAAAAAATGTATGAAATTGCTACATCAAAATATAATCCTTTTGCAGTTGGCGGATCAGAAAACATACATGACTTTGACAAAAAGTAAAAATATTTAATCCAATGTACCAAACAATTTTTCTATCAATCTTATTAGTATATACATTCAATCCTGCTATATCAGGCCTTGCATTTGCCTAGATAATCTTATACAATAAAAATTTAATCACATGATGGAAGAATTTGATGAGCATATCAATGATCTTTATGAAGATATGGAAAGACTTAATGCCTTGTATGAGGAGTTATGTTGGGATCATAATGTACGCTTAGAATTTTCTATTGACTCAAATGAACATGATGGAACGTTTATAAAAATTAAACCAAAACATTAAATAGATCTTAAGAAATCTAGCAATCAATAGATAGTATGTTATAATTTCAACACATACAGGAGGACTATGATTAACTTAGATGAGAGATACCATTCATACTTAGAAGGAATTAAAAATTTTCGCTTGGACGGCATAGAAGAGAAGGTAAAGTCCTATGGATGGGATTGTGACGGCAGTAATATCGTGGGATACTACGTCACCACTGAAAATTATAAGTTCTGTTTTGATTTGAATGAGCGCTATTATAAGAAAGTGCCACTTGCAGAATTGGAACACTTGACAAAAAAGTAAAAGTCTGATACTATAAATACTATCAACTGGCACATGTGCCAGTTTACAACTAAATGTAAAGGACTCGAAAGATCGTAACCCTTTGCGTATGCAAACAGTATCCCATGTCGGGGATGCTATCATCCGCAAGAGGGTTTTTTTCTTGCGAGTAAACAATAAACTATTATGTTAAAATCAACAATCGCTGCAGTAGCAGCATCTCCATTCGTATTCGCTGGTGCAGCTTTTGCTGGTCCATACGTTAATTTGGAAGCAACTGGATCATATCCTGATGGAGCATACTCATCTGGTGGACTAGAAGCAGTAGTAGGATACGAAGGCGAAACA